TGCGCTTTTATGATGGGTAGAAACACCATTAACTTTTCAAAACAGTTAGAGGATTCGGTTGAGGTTACAATCGATCTTCTAGCCTCGAAGGGTTATCTACGTAAACGATATGAAGACGGTGAATGGCATCTAGTCGAACTCAAAGAAGTTTATAAAGAAGGATATGATGCTGCTACAAAAGGGAGTTGTCGTGAAAAACTACGTTAAAGAGCATTTCGAAAAACACCCTAGGGCGGATAGTGAACCAAGGCCCGCAATAGTTTGTGCAGATGGTACTAGGTATTCTGTGCAAGCGTCTCGGGGCCACTATTGTACACCTAGGGAGGACAACGCCCCCGAATATTCCAGTGTTGAAGTATTTGGACCATTTACTGTTGAGCCCGAAGGTTGGGTGTCTGTTAGACTCGTCAACCAAAGAATCAAAAGACACGGGGGGTTGACATATAACGCAGGAAATGCTAGAATCGAATCATAACTTGAGGAGAAATGCACATGGCATTACGTCGTAAGAAAAAAGTTCCTGTAGTACGTCGCACTGGTTTAGCCGCAGCACCAACGGATTCGTATCGTTGGTTTGCGTCTTATGTTCGACTTGAAGTAGATAAGAAAGATATCGCTGGTATCCTTCGTAACTACATTCGTAATAACTTTGACGGTGAGTTACGCAAGTTTCTTTTGAGTGGTCCTGATTGGATCTATACCAGCAAGTATGATACCGCTGCTATGATTGAGTGGGTCATTAACCGTGGTAATAAAGAACCGAAAGGCTACTCAGTCGAAGAGGTTACAAAACGCTATGTCTCTGAAGTCAGTGATTGGTGTAAGAGGAAACTCGAAGAGCGTAGTGCTTCTGAAGAGGTAGAGGAGAAACCAAAGGTTCCTCAGTTGACTCCTCTCGAACGTACTCAGCGTGTTGGTCGTCATCTGATTGCTGACATCGAAGGTATGATCGATACGTGGGAGAAGCATCGAGACGCTAACATCTATGACAAGCTTGTGAGTGAACAAGTCTCATTGGTCGGTGCTCAGATGGTGATGAAATATTACCAGCCTCTGAAGGTGGAACTCGAAGAGTTGGTGAATACCAAGACACCTGATCTGGTGGAAGGCTATAAGAATATGACCGTGAAGCAACAGAAAGGGTTGCTCGAATGGATCACTATGGTGATTGAAGATACCGAGAAGTATATTCTTTCCAAGAAAGCAACTCGTGCTGTTCGTAAGCCTCGTGTGAAATCTGCAGATAAACAAGTAGTGAAATTGAACTATCTGAAGGCTTCGAAAGAATACAAACTCAACTCAATCAATCCTATGTCGATTGTGGGAGCGATGCGCTTGTATGTATTCAATGCAAAGTACAAGACCATCACTGAGTACGTATCAAACAGTCGTAAAGGCTTTGAGGTGAAAGGATCAACCCTGCAGAAGGTGGATCTTGGACAGTCTCGAATGACTACACTGCGTAAGCCAGAAACAAGTCTGAGTGTATTCCAAAAGAAAACGATCAATCAGATCAACAAGCATTGGAGTTCGCTCACTACTAAAACCAAAGTGCCAACGGCACGTATTAATAAGGAGACAATACTCTTGAGGGTCAGCGATAAATGACAGAATTTTTAACAAAAGCAGTTTTTACCAGCATGGTTGAGAAAGCCGTGCTGGACACGAAGATGTCCTACATGGATGCCATCTTATCTATTTGTGATAAGAATGATATCGATCCAGAGGGTGTAAGAAAGTTTATTTCGGCCCCGATCCGAAGTAAAATCGAAGCAGAAGCAAAACGATTAAACCTTCTACCAAAAGAAAGTGAGTTGGAGTTCGAATAAAGTATGGACGAATCAAATATACTATGTTATACTTCAGTAATATTACAGCACATATAAGGGAAAATAAAATATGTCTTTTTCAAATCTAAAACGCAACCGTGGTGGTATCGAAAAACTAATCAATGCCGCTGAAAAAGTAGGTGGTGGTACCACTAAATCATATACAGATGAGCGTATCTGGAAACCAACCGTGGACAAGGTGGGAAATGGCTATGCCGTTCTACGCTTCTTGCCAGCAGGTGAGGGTCAAGAACTTCCATGGGTTCGCTATTGGGATCATGGGTTCAAGGGACCAACTGGTAAATGGTATATCGAACGGTCTTTGACATCCATTGGAAAAGACGATCCAGTAGGAGAATTCAATTCAAAACTTTGGAACTCTGGTATCGATGCCGACAAAGAAGAAGCACGTAGGCAGAAGCGACGTCTTCACTATGTGTCGAATGTTCTTGTGGTATCTGATCCAGCCAATCCTCATAATGAGGGTAAGGTATTCATGTATCAGTATGGTGCAAAGATCTTTGAAAAGTTGAACGATTTGATGAACCCACAGTTCGACGATGAAACAGCAATCAATCCTTTTGATTTCTGGGAAGGTGCAAACTTCAAACTGAAGATCCGTCAGGTCGAAGGCTATCGTAACTATGATAAGTCTGAGTTTGATGGTCCGACTGAACTAGGAGCGGATGACTATTGTGAAGGTATCTACAACTCAATGCATGATCTGTCTGAATACACAGACGAAAACAACTACAAGACTTATGCAGAACTCAAGGCAAAGCTTGAGAGTGTTCTGGGTACAACTGGTATGATGAGTATGAGCGATGAGATGAAACTCGGTAACGAGACATCTGCTGCTCCAATGCGTGAGATGCCAGCGCAGTCGATCACAGAAGTATCAAGTGATCCAGAGACTATTACTGTCTCTGTCGAAGAAACTTCAAAGGATGATGATCCAATGTCGTACTTTGCAAAGTTAGCCGCTGAAGGCTAACTTACACGTTTTCTTTCTTTGATCGGGTTGTGCCGTAATACACACGTGAGGGGCCACGGTTAGCCCCTCTTTTTATTAGAAACCTGCTGGTAAATATGTTGGATCTACATTATCAAAGCCAGAACTACCGCCCATATTATAAGTATCTCCACCTCGATTATTACTTTGGTCTATATTGGTTGAAGACGAGGTTTCTGGCGCTGGCTGAAGGTATAGAGACACTGCTGCAAATTCTTCCGCTTCTCTGAACGCTTTTGTGGATTGCCTTTGCTTGAAAGCAAACTCTGCAGAGGCACGTCTGTCATCGAAAGCATCAGCCGTGTATTTACCTGTGCTGGTGTCAAAGAAAGATCCTTGTGGTCTGCTTGCTGACCCCATATATGATAATTGCGCTCCAGTTAGAGCACGTCCACCGCTGATTTTTCCAGTTTTATTATCAATATTCATAGTTGGACCAAGCATGGCGTCTAGTTTTAGTGCTTGAGCGAGTTGTATTAACTCTGGTTTTTTCATATGCATAACATCCAACATCATTGCCATTTCTGAACCAGGCGGTCCATAGCGACCACTTAACATGGGTAAAATATCTTTTTGTATTTTAAAAACATCATCCATAGGTGCGCCACCTTGCATCAAGGCTACCATGGCTCTGAAACCTTTTTGAATTATAGGAAAATTATCTTGCATTGCTATCATTGTAGGCATTAGAGCCATTTCAGCAACAAGTAGTGGCATACTTCCAAGAACTCTAGCAGCGCCACCAGCCACTTTAGCGAGAGCTTGTCCTCCGCCAACTTTAGCGCCCTTCTGAACACCTTGCGCTGTTAACTGTAGTGCAGCCAAAGGATCTCCAGCCGCAGCAGAACCAAAGTTTACCGCCCCACCGAATCTACTTGGCATTTGATTTCTTCCACGTGGATCTTTAGCATCACTAGCAGAAGCATTTGTTTTTTGCATTGCTTCAACATTAGCTAAAACCTCCGCTTTCTTTGCAAAAATCTCCATGCCACCGGGGCGTGGCATTTTATAAGTCACTCGTCCAGTTTTATCAATAACTCTTCTATATCCAGCATCACTCAGGTCAGCATCGGATATTTTTCCTAACCTTAGATCCAAAGGATTAGCTTTTGGTGTAGCCAACGGCCTTGGAGCCGTTGTCTGCACATTTGGGCCGTCTGGAAGAACTCTAGGTGCCCTGTCTGCATCGAGATTTGTCCCACGTGGATCTCCAGCATCAGCAGCAGCGTTTAACGCTATTCTTGCATTTGCGGCTTCAATGGCCTTTGTGCGCTGCAGCCTCTTGGCTGCTTTTGCTTCTTGAATAATTCTATTTTGATTTGCAATGCGTTCCGCTCTATTGAATCTTTCTGTTTCTACCGCTACTTTTGATCTTCGTACTTCTTCTGCTTGCTTGAACTTTTCATCCGCTTGTTGCATTTTTTGACGAGCCTCTTGAAATTTTTTATCTCTTTCTGCTCTAATAGATTCAGCACGTAGGCGTTTTGCCTCTCGTGCAGTTCGTGCTTCTATTTGTTTAAATTCTTTTAGTTGTGCTCTTTCAATACGTTTCCGTGCCTTTGTTTCTTCTACTAATCGTTTCTTTTCTATCTGTGCTTTTCTTTTAAATTCATCGGCTTCTAATCTAGCAATACCACGTTGTGTTTTAACTCTATCGTCAAACTGATTTTTTAAACCTCTTACTGATTCTGCTAAACCTTTAAGTGCTAATCGAATAGACCCAATCAACAAACGAAACGTCACTCTTGCAGCACCTAATCCCAATGCTCCTAGAAGTCCTGCTGCTGTAATCGTTTTTAAACTTGGAAACCCTCCTGATTTAGTAGATTTTCTAGTAGCCGAAGCCTTTGCCAGACCACCAGCCATAAATGATCCAACACCTTTTTTTCTTTCACGACGATCCTCAAGGTCATCCAATCTTCTTCTTGACATTTCAAGAAGAAACTTCTTTAAATTATTATCAATAGAAGTTAACTTTTGGTTACCTTCTTCTTGATTGTCAATGATAACAGAGTCGTTACCTTTAATCAGCGCACCGATTTCTTTTAAACTGGACATTATTGTGTGGCCTTTAGTTGTTGTTGTTCTTGCTTCAATTGATTAACCAATAGTGTCAAATAAATCTCCCTTTCCCATGGTATCATACTACAAATATTATCAAGCGAGTAGTTATGTTTTTCCATCAATAAAAAATTCGTTTCAAAATGGCTTACCAATGTTTCATGAGAAAGGGCTATTCGAAAAAATTCTGCATTCCCATTATCATAGTTTCGTTTTCATGAGCGCACTCATCACATTTAAATTTTATATCGAGTTTCAACTGAGGCATATTCAAAACAAAGTTGCTTAGTTTTTCATATTGTTTCTGTGTCATGCCATTGACAAACTCTTCTAGTTCTTCTCTTGTTTCATCTTTTACAATAACTCTTTCATCTTCTGTCAACACTGCTTCAATGCTACTCAAAATTAAATCGTAAAGCCTTGTTACATCACTTTCAGGTTCTTCATCACTGCTGTTCAGTGTATCAAAGTATGATATGTACCTCATTTGCAGAGAAACATCCTTAGTTAAGTCAATGATATAAGATTTTTTCTCAGGGGTATCAACACTTACCTCATTTAAGTTTACATTGACTTCTTGTTCATGCTCACAATTAGAACATAGCATAATCAAATCTACCGTTTCACCAACAGATTTGGATCTAATGTTGAGAAACAAATATTCAGCATCAAATGATGGTAAATTTCTTACATCTATATCATCATCTATACAACTTTCGATTATATCTAATGTTGCGCTTATGATCTGCTTTTCTTCTTTAGTTTCAGAAGCAATCATTAAAACCTTTTCTTCTCCAACAAGATAAGGTCTGAATCTTGTTTTCTTGCCAGTTGACGGTATGGTGATATCATACATTGGCGTATTGTTTAATTTAGGCAGTGCCATTTCATGTTTTCCTTATAATATAGCTATTATTAATATGGTCCAGACGTTCCAGTACGACGAACACTAGGGGGTGGATTGTTTGGATATGTTGTTGTAACTGGTTTTGTTACATTGGTTGGTCTTGATTTCGGTCTCACTGATGTTGCTGGTGCACCACTTGCACTTGGAATAAGATTATTGGTAACTGTCGGTTTCGATGGAGTAAAGTTAGATCTCCAGTTTTTATACGAAAGCTGGATCTGTAACTGCATCACATCTCCCATTGCGTTTCCAAGTTCAACTGCACTCATAGTAGTACAAAATGCTTTTTCTAATGTACACTCATAGACAACTGCCTCTCTAAAGATTGGTAGATCGATATCTAACTCACCTTGTGCAAGATCAAGAGATCCTATCTTTGGTAGTCTGTTTTGTATTTCTGCTGGTAGTATAGGCAATCCTAAAGGTGTA